CCCGCATAACCGTGCGATCCCCACCAGAAACAGCGTAAGGGTATTCTTGCGGCAAGTACTCCGACATCACTTTGGCTAGAAGCCTAAACTCCTGCTTCATGCTGTAGTGCAGGCGCTTATGCACCGCACTCATGACCCGTGAGCCCTGCTCCAACAACGCTACCGTAGTGCCCACAGGAGCCTGCTGGTTGCCGTCTCCAACCTTCATGTCTGTGATAGTGGCGAACCTACGACCTGCATCCACCACAAAGCTTAGAAGCTGCATCCCCGTGCCGTCAGGGCCTTTAAAAGGCAACGGCACCACAGAATCTCGGATCGCGCCCCCCGGCGCATCTACGTCCCTAAATTCACCCGGCTGTAAAGGTTCGTCATCATCTCGGACCCTAAGCCCTCTAGCTTTAAAACCAGCAGGCAGATTAGAGAGAGTGCCAGCATCAATAAGCTGGCGAAGCGCCGCCGTAGCTGTTCTGGATAGGCCGCCAATAGTGTGGATAAGCCCAAGTCCGTAAAATCCAAACCCCGGAAGAAACTTGTAATGGACGAAATACTGAATCTTTCGTCGCCTTTCGTCGTCCTCTTTATAATTTCGTCTAATGGCAAGTATCTGTCCATTATCCTCACTAAGCGTAACAACGTAAGGAATTTTAATTCCCGTTGGTTCACCATCTTCCCCCATCTCCTCAAAACCGGGCAGATCCAAGTTCACATGGCATTCCAACAATGTGCATTCATAATCCAAATGACTAGGCTCTACGCCATTCAGTTTGTCCATCTCATCAGATACTTGACTTGAATCCGACTGAGACGGCAAAACAGGAATGTCTCGGTAAAACCCCATGACCTGACGAATACGCAAGTCATTCATGGACATCTTCACAACCTGAGTAATGTTCTCACATGAATCAAGGTCCGTGGCCCCATAAGGAACAACAATGTCTATTGCCGGAACAAACTTGCTGACCGCACGATCAATCGCTTCATCAAAATACACTTTCTTAAACGTAGAACCCGCCAAAGGCAAGTAAAACAACATCTGATCAAACTCAGGCGTGTATTCCTCCATCACATTCGTGATGTAGTAGTTCATAAACTCTTTTACACGAAACGCCTGCGCTTCATTAGATTTGGTCTTCTCCCCCACGACATGTGTGCGAACAGGACCTGATGGCGGCAAAAGCTCATTAAAAGCTTGCGCCTGAAATTGTGTGGCCGCCTCCGCTAACAACGGATGCGTTACACCCGTCGCGCCACGAAACGGCATCGTGCGCTCCTCGTAGTTGTACCCCAAAAGATCTAAACCCTTGGAATACGCATCCTCCCACTCGGCCCGAGAAGATTTGTTGGCTTCAAAATCATCTAGTAATCCAGAAGATAACTCGCCCAACGCTCTATCGTCCAACTCCTCTGCCAAGTTAGCAGAGAAATCGCCGCCGCCAAGACCAACCATGGCCAACGGATCAAGGTCAACAATGACGCCACCATCTTCCTGCTCCTCAATTTCAATACCCTCTGGGATAATGTCGTTGACAGAACTAATAAAAGTGCCGGGAGCCGCGACCTCTATGTCAAGCTCCATGCTCGCTTCATCAATTTCCGGACCTGCCGCGCTGTCCATTAAAGACGAAAGAAGTGCTTTATCGTCACCGTTTGCCATAAATAATCCCTAGAGTTTCCGCGTTATTCTATCACGATCCATCCCAAGGGTTCCCATCGTTGCATCGATCTTGCCATTCAAGCTCCTCAAACGAGGAAATGCCGGTGGGCTCATAGTAATCACACATGTCGTAAACGCCATCATTTGTCACATCGCACTGTCTTTGCCACGTGATCATGTCAAACGTAAGGCCCTCGGACCACGGTATATATGTCTCGCACCACTCAGGAGTGCCCACGCCGCCTTGCGCTCCCGTTTCGACAGGAACATGGTCGCGCTTCGTAGTTGGCAAAACCTTGGTTAGCTTTACGTCGCCTTTGCTGTAGCTTTGCATCTGATACAGCTTTGAGTAATTCGTAACATAAACCTTTTCGCTAGGCTCAAGCGTGTACTGCAACCCGTCATCAAACAGTATTACTGTCTGCGCTGTTGCGGCCATCACAACCAAAGCAGCCAAACCTGCGATACACTTTTTCATTCGTTATCTCCTAGTGTATGGGATGTACGCGCCAACGCCGCGCTTGATATCAGATCCATTAAACATGTTTCTCGCAACAGGGGCAAGGCTGCCTACGCCGCCTCCCCTAGCCATTCCTTCTGGCTCCGGGCCTTGTTGGCCTATTTTTAGATAGGGCCTACGATAGTTAGGGTCTATGGGGTATATCATTTTTTCCGCACTAACTTCTGCGGTTGTGGGCGGATATTGTTGTTTTAAGTCAGGATCTTCGCGTCTAGCTTGGACATTTCTAGCTTCAACTTCGCCGGGAACCGCCCTGTATTGCTGTATAGCCGAGTAGTATCTAGTCCTGTTTTTGAAATAATCCTCAGTAGCTTCGCTGTAAAGCGGCAAAAGAGGCCGAACGGTGTCCACCATCTCCAAAACAGCTTCTGGGTCATTCCCAAAAGTCTTCATCAGAGCTTCTAACTCGTATCGTTCGTTGAAGCCGCCCCCAGTTTTTTTGTCTATGGTATTGCGAAGTTCTACTTTCCTAGAAACATCGGTTATTTCAGACAACTCCTCTACGTCTCGTAATAGGTCCGGTACATTTTTATTTTTACGAACTAGCTTAAAAACAAGGGATAATTGGTCCGGTACCTGATAAGAGACTTTTTCTACATCTAGCTTACGAGCAACTTCTTTTTTAAGCTCTTTTTCCAGTGTCTTCTTTCTGTCCCTAACTTCTTTGTCTATCTCCACAAAGTTTTTTGGCAAAAAAGTAGAGGTCGATGCGCCTCTTCTAAAATCTTCCTCAGTCTGTATGGCGTGTTGTAGCTCATGCAGGGCGGTAGAAACCACCGCTTCTCTGTCTTTGCTAGACCGAAGATACATTGTTTTTGTTGTTGCGTCGTAAGCCCCTTTTGTATCTATATCCATCAACGGAACGGGTTTTACTGTGATTTCACGAAATTGTGGATATGCCTCAAAAACTTGTGGGAAATCCAAAACATCATCTAGTTTTAATGTTTCACCGCTCGTAAAGCCCGGACCAAAAAGAGTTTTACCGTCAGACGCTTCAAAACTGGCTTTAATGTCCGCTTTAGATGTGTCAAATTCAACCCGAAACTGGCCATCAGACGGGTCGTAATATCCTCGTTTACTTTGGTTGGCTTGGGCATTCCATAAGTCTTGCCCTTCCAACCCTTGTTCCCGAAGTTTATCTACACGCTGTTGTATGTTTTTAGCGCCTTTTGCCGCTAAACCCCCAAAAATAGCAAAGAATTTACCCACCGGTGTTACGTCTGCGGTGTCTAAGGCAGCAAAGCCATACTCAAGAGCAGAAGGATCTTCACCGTAAGCTTTACGCTCTAAGACGGTAGCAATGCCTCCACCGGGCAACATGAATTCTGCGGGACTGCCCGCCACACGGCGCTCCACCCCACGGAATATTTCCGCAGCCTTGGCCATTAAAGGTGAGTCAGGAGCCTTAATGACGCCGTACTGCTCTTCTGGAGTTACCTCGCCGCCTTCTGCAAAATCAAAAGTGGGGTCCACAGTCGAAGTGTTTTGAGGCGGCGGCGTCACAATGGGCTTATCAAACGGTCGATGAAATCGACCAACAATCGTGTCCTCAAATTGAGAAACGGGGTCTTGCGGGAGAGGGCTTGGATTGTTTTCCGCACCCGGCGGGAGAGGTATGCCTTGAATAAACGAAGGGTGAAAACCCCCTCCAAGCGCATTAGGCAACCGTAACATATCGCCGGGAGGCGGTTGAAACAAAGAACCCACCCCGCGATAGATTTGACCGGTCAGGTTTATATCGCCATATACCCGGCCTATGTTTTTCAAGAAATTAGTGAAATCGGTGTACGCCCCGCCTAAAGACATAACTTAACCCGCCATGGGCATGATGCCCTGTTGCATCGTGGGCACTGGTCCTTGGGCCATGGGCGGTGGGCCGGGAGGCATCATACCTTGTGGGGGCATACCGGGAGGACCCTGTGGAGGCATACCCTGTGGAGGCATACCCTGTGGAGGCATACCCTGTGGAGGGCCTTGTTGCTGCTGTTGTTGTTGGGCCATTTGTTGTTGCTGTTGCTGTTGTTGTTGGGCCATTTGTTGCTGTTGTTCTTGCTCTAGCCGTTGCATTGTCCGCACAAGAGCCGCCCTTTGTCGATCACGGCTCACGGGTGCTTCGTTTTTCTGAGATAAAAAGCTTTCAATCCCCTGCCCTGTGACAGGAGAATCGTCTCTTTTCATTAGGCTTACAATGCCGCCCGCGTTCATTTTTTTAACCTCTTCTTCCGGCGGTACACTCGGTGCCCGAGCCTCCCCCGCAGTCGATCCTGCAATAATTTCAGCGGCTAACTCGGGCGGAACATTTTGCTGGGCAAGGTAGTCTTGTAGAAGATTTTGAATAAGAGAAGGGTCAAAACCACCAAAGCCCCCGCCCCCTATCCCACTAAAACCAGAAAAAGGCGAAGTTGATTTCTCTGTTGAAAAACCTTCCGAAATTGCTCCCTCAAGTCCCCCGCGTGGCGGTCCAGAAGGGGCGGCCTGCGTTCTTTCTTGAATCAAAGCTTGAAGCTCTTCGTCAGAAGGTTGTGGTGCAAACGCGTTTTTGTTTTGCATAAAAGCATTTATGTTTCCAAAATCCGGGAGATTAGGAAGATCAAACATCGGGGTGGTGCCGGGTCCGGGAGTGACCGGAGGAGTGACCGGAGGGAGCCCTAGATCTTCCGGGGGAGGTGGTATATTTCCCGGATCTTTGGGCGGCGGCGGAGCAGGGTCGTCCGGAATGTCAAAAGGGTCAACAACAATGTTGTCGTACTGCGACATTTCGTCGGCCGTAACAACAATGTTGTCTATTGCTTGTCTTTGCTGTTCCGCAGTTTGCCCCGAAGGTAACAGGTTGCCTTCCGCGTCTCGGCCAATCCGCACAGGCGAGGTAATTCCTTGCCCCGGAGCCGATTCTTTAAATTGATCCGTGACCGGAATAGACGCGTCTTCAACATACTCGTTTAACGTATTTTGTAGACGCGTCATTCGCGCCCAGTTCTCATCGCTTAATCCCGAAAAATTGTCTCTAGTGTAATCAAACGGTCTTGTGGGGTCGTTAAATCTACGGACTATCCAATCGTTTTCTGGGTCTGTGAAAAATTGAGCAAACCACTGAGAATCTTCCTTGGAAATTAGGCCGGAAGCGGCTAAAACCGCTATCATCTGAGCGTTGTTTGTTCCCGGATTAAACGTTATTCGGTTGTTTGATACGGTAATAAAATTTGAAAAAATACCGTCTGGGTTGAGCCCCATCCTACGAAGCTCTTCTTTAGCCTTTTCGTCAAGCTCGTCAAACATTTTGCCTATAGCACTCATTACATATTTCCTTTGGCAAACAAAGCCCCAATGCCATGAGATGCAATAGGACTTACCGCACCGCCCCGCGCAAAAGAGGGCGTAGAGTCATACTTTACGTCTTGATACTGATATGACGATATATTGCCATCATCCAAAAAATACATCCGGTCACCAATAGCAACTTGTTGGCCGCCAAGCAACTTACGATTTCCCAATATTTTGGCGCGCAGTTGCTCAACATCCGTCATCTGGTTCGGGTTAATGTGCATCGGCACGGCTTGATTCTCTCGGTGCTTCGCCAGATCCTCCTCTGAGATATTGCTAAACAGGCCGCGATCCGGATCATAGGTCATTCCTTGACCGTACTTTCCTTCCGCCTGAGCCAACGCAGACAAGAAGTCGTCCATTCCAACATCCTGACGAGATCCCATCAAGAACTGTTTACCGGAAGTCATGTTGCGACGACCGTGAAGAAATGGGTCGTAATCCGCTAGGTTGGCAGCACTAACGTATCCCGTGGGCGGTCCAGAAGGGGGCGGGGGCTCCCCCGGAGGGTCAGGATCCCCCGGAGGCTGCACAGTAGGATCAAGGATACAAACACCGCTTGGCCCCATTATGTACCCTGCCGGACAAGGGTTTGACGGAGGGTCCGGCGGGGGATCCGGAGTCGGATCAACGCCGGGATCAAAGGGCGGTAAAGGGTCCGGGGGCGTGTACACTCCGGGCGGCGGTAAAGGAACCGTTCCAGAGGGGTCCGGGTCTACATAAGTTCCGGGGTTCGTTATCGACGGGGTGCCCGTTGAGGGTTGATACCCATACGCCAACATAATGTCACTTGCGTAAGGGTTATAGAGTTGTTGCAATAATGCTTGCAACGAAGTGTCTGAATCATAATCGTATGGGTCGGCCATAAAATTACCCGTAATATTGTTTTAACGTTAAAGAAGCGTTTTCTTCTTCCCAATAATCAGTGGGCAACTGAATAAAATTACCCTGTCGATAACGCATCAACGCCTGTGTCGTGCTATCAACTAAATCATCATGCTCCCCATTGGGAAACGCCGCACATTCCTCAATAACCTCATGTGCCCAAGATTCATCCGGTGCCCAAATCATCCCACTCTCAAATAAAGTAGAAACACTATGCACCCTTGACACCTTGTCATTTCCCCGGCTAGGGGTAAAGTTTACCACAGGAATTCCCATGTTTCGCAGTTCGTGCGTCAACGGCATACCACTGGCTTTGGCCTCAATAATTATCGTTTCCGGCTCCCAAAACTTATACGCCTCCATGGCCATGTGTTTCAACTCAGGAAAGTCCCATCGACCCTTTTTAGCATCTAACAAAATTAATGCCGATACCGTCCCCTCCTCCGGATAAAATACCCCCCACGTCGTGATCGCACTGTAGTCCGCCCTAGTGCTTTTAGAAAACGCCGTGTCATAGCTCTGAATAATATACTGCAATTGGGGAATATTTTGCTTGTCCCAAACGTTCCACCACTCCCGCTTGATAATCGCGTTTTCATCGCCGGTCGGGTTTTGTTGGTACTGAGCATTCCACTTCGGCAAAGGAATCGACGCCTTAACCGCCTGCATCTCTTCAAATGACCAAAATTGCGGCCACAAAGGCTTACCAGACGGCATTTCCATAGGAAATTCTATGACCTCCCAGTTGTCCGCCAAGCTGTCACGGGCCTGCGCCCGGATCAATTGACCCGTCAAATCCTTTTCAGACCACCGGGTCATCACCACAATGATCGCTCCACCGGGCTGCAAACGCTGGCGAGGACCCCCCGTGTACCACTCCCAAGCATCATCAAACCCATTCAACGACATCGCCGTCTGCTCAGAGTGCGGATCATCAATAATAATCAAATCACCACCACGACCCGCCAAGTTTGAGCCAACACCCACGCCGTAGTACATGCCACCACGGGCCGTGTCCCACCGCCCAGAGGCTTTTGAATCAGAAGAAAGCGCCGAGTCAGGAAAAATAGAAAGGTAATCCTCTCGTTCCAAGAGATTTTTAACCTTTCGACCAAAGTTAACCGCAAGCTCCGTGGTGTGGGTAGCCTGAATAATCTTCATTGCCGGGTTCTTCCCGATCATCCACGCCGGAAACAAGAAACTGGCAAACTCAGATTTAGTGTGCCGAGGCGGCATGTTGATAATCAAACGCTTTAATTCGCCCTTGGCCACCCGTTCAAGCTTCTCGGCCATGATGCGGTGGTGCCGCCCCGCAATGAACTCGGGCCACATGCTGCGAACAAAGCTTAAAAACTCGTTTTGGCAGGATTCGACCTGCTCTATCTGCGCCAGCCGGTATTCAAGCTTCAGGATTTTCTCTTCTGCTTCCTCATCTGTGATGCGTTCCACGGACATATAAGGCGGCCTTTTAATTACTTAAAACTATTAAAGCATATAAGACACCGTAGGTTTCAAAATTTTTATAAAATTTTTGGCCACATGTGACTCCTTTCACTCTATTTTTTAATTATTTGGCCACATATGACCTGTTTCTTCCCGCTTACCCTTTTTTAACGACTTTTTGTTCCACGTGGAACATCGATATGGTTTCACCGCTGTGTTGTTTGTAAGAAACATGCACCTTG